TCATCATCTAAAGCATTTGTATATTCTTCTAGAGTAATTAAATTATTACTTAATAAATTTTCTAAACTTTGCTCTACTGCCATCTTATCATATGGACTCTTAGGTGTTATATCAACTTTACAAGATGCTTTTAATTGTTCTAATACATTTTTAGCTATATTCTTTATTTCTTCAATTAATTTTCCATCTTTTTTAGTTTCAGATATAATATTTAAACCTTCATCTGCATATGTAGTCCACATATCTAAATATATTTTACCTAAATTTTCGATAAATGTTTTAATTGCTAATGTGTGTTCATTTAATGGTAAATTGCTCGCTTGTTGAACTGCTAATATTGCTCTACCTGATGCATTTTCTGGATTTACATTACCTGTAGCTAATTCACTTGCATTCTTTAATTCTCTAGTTTTTGTTATCATTTCATTTTGCAATACATTTACATCATTAGACATATTTGCAGGTGTTGTATAAGAAAAAGCTTTTCTTACATCATCTGCAGTCATATCTTCTGCTCTTAATGTAACTCCAACTTTATCTGCATCTTTATGATTTTTGATTATCTTTGTGTTTACAACTGCTTTTGGATATGCAAACATTTTAACAATTAAACATCTTCTCATTAACGTTTTATTAATTTCTAATTGTATTGGTATAGTATGTTCTACTTCACCAACACCTCTTGAATACCCTTTAACCTCTTTCCAAATCATATGTTCCAATGGATACAATTTTAAACCGGTATCTTCTTCTTTTTGAATTGTTAAATATTTAGTCGCCTTTTCAAAATGAACAGTTCCATCTTTCTTGTATAATTTTATAAGTACAGTTACCATGTCATTAACTTCTCTCACAGCATTATCTCCAGCCTGTTCATTATAATCTTGATCACCAACTATAAGTTCAGTCTCTAATTCACTAACACCTTCATTTAATGCCATTTCTCTGACTTGAGTTACTGGTCTACGAAGTTTAATTATAATATATGGTTGACTTTGAATATCACTTGAATTTTCATTTCCATAACATATATCAGTGTTATCTAATAACTCATTTGTTGGATCTTGAGTTTCTTCATCATATCTAACATAAATTACTCCTTCGCTTACTACTGCACTATCTCTTGATACAAGTCGTATTTTGTAATCCATTTGGTCTCTTTCCCAAACTCTAGCAATTCTTTTGTTCAATAATTCACAAGCATTTTTAAATATTTCTCTTGTATCTAGATTATCAAAATTTTCACTTGAATAATGTATTCCCCATAAATTTTGATTAATAGTAGCTACTTTATAATTTACTATAGGTTCAATTATCGGATATGTTACAGGTTCAATACTATCACTTTTTAAACCTTGCCATTGATTACCATGATAAAATCTCCAACATTTATTTGTTTTTTCATAAAGATTGACTGTCTTATTGTAAGTTACACCTCTTTGATATAATTGCCATAAATCTGTTTCTTCTATTTTTTCAATTGAATTAATATCACTATTCATTTATTTTCACATCCTTCTGGCTGTACCCTGGTTTATCGTAGTTATCAATATTATCAAAAAGTTTTTGATATTCACTTAATACTTTTTTTTCTTTTCTTGCAGCAAATGCATCTTGGATTGGTTTAACAACACTAGGTAATTCAATTTGTTCTTGTTTTACTATCTTTTGTCCATTTTTTAAACCTAATGTATATGCAAACAAAATAAAAACACCAAATATAGTGCATGTAATTATTGTTTCCATTATTTATCACCTTTTTTAGATTTCTTATTTGGTTTAATTTCAACGACCTCTGCTTTAGTTTCTTTCATTTTTTCTTCACTTAACACTTTGAAATTTCCAATGTGTTTGCCATAGTATCTTTCTCTAAATACTTTCTTTTTCATTCTATCCCTCCTATATTATTTTTATTGTTTCTCCATAATCATTTTGTTTTTCATTAAATTCATCAAAAAAACTATCAAATGGTGTTATTATTGGTTCTCTATCAAAAACTATTTGGCTAATTGCATGATGAGCAATTGCTAAAGCCATTACTCTATCATCATGGAAACCAATTTGAGCTTCTGGTCTTCCAACTTCATTTTTTACAAAAACTAACATTTCTTTAATAGTTTCTTCATCATTTATAATTTCAGGATTATCCCTAACTATTCTAACAAGATCATTTAAAATAATAGGCCTTGTTATTTTATTTGTAGAAAAACCTAATTTCTTTTCAAATCGTCCTGTTATTTTATCTTCTCTTTCACGAATATAAAAATTTGTATATCCAAGTCTTTGCATTTCTTTAATTGGATAACTATCAAAATTTGTTTCGATTGCAACTAACGCATCTTTGTAATATTTTCCTAAACAATACATTTGTCTCGAATAAATATCACTATCCATCTGATTTGTTAAAATAGCCACTTGATTTCCTGTTTTAGCATCTAAAACTTGTCCTACAAAATTATCAGAACCATCACCAGCAGTATCTCCGCCAATTACATACTTTTTTATATTTGGTGTTTCATAAATAAGAATATATCCATTAGGATCATTTACCCATTTAATATCTTTAACGATTCCTTGCTTTATAAAATCTTCATTATAAATAAAATATCCTGTTTTTATAGGTTTCTTATTTTTTATTTCATTTAAACGTTGAATCAATAATTCTGTATCAAAAATACACTGTCCACTACTTATAAATGCTTCTTCTGGTGTACATGGATATTCTTGTTTTATTGTTTCTTTATCAATGTAATTTTCATACTTTTTAAAGTACCAATAAAGTTGATTTAATCTTAATTTTATCTCATCTTTTAACCATTTTAATCTGACATATATCCATTCTGTTTTATGATTTATATCATACAAGAATTGTTCTTTTATTTGTTCTGTTTCAAAATTAAGTGAATATTCTTGAGTTCTCCACCATTCATAAAAACAATTTATATGAGTACCACTATCCCACATAGTTTTATAATCATTAAATCCATTTGCTGTAGATTCATATATTTTGATACTATTTTTTGTTAATGCTTCACCTAAAGAAGCTTGAGTAATAGCAATTCCATAAATCCAAAAGGCACATTCTGATGCATGTAAGAAGTTTATAGTTCTAGATCTTCCCATTTCTCTTGTGGCAGAATCTATAGCCCAAGTACTATTTATTTTTTCAAATCTTAATTGTCTTTTGTTATTATATTTTTCTGTTGGTTTTAAACAACCAGGTAAACTTGAATACATATATTTAGCTTTGTTTTCAAAAATACTTTCAGCATTTGAAGAACTATCAGCAATTGTATAACCTTCAAAGTTTTTATTTAAAATAGTACAAGATAATTGATATGCCGTAATAGCTGTAGTAAAACCTTGCTGTCTTCCTTTTAAAATTAAAAATGAAATGGATGTAATAAGTCCATCTTCATAATCTTTTTTAGCTTTATTTACTTTCTCAAAGAAGTCTTTTTGAACATCATTTAAAAAAAATGGAACAGTATTTTTATCTTTATCAACAATAATAAATACAAGTTCTATTAATTTTTCAGGATAATCTTTTAATTCTTTTAATAGTCTAGGATTATTTACAATTTCCTGAGCTACTGTAACCCTGAAAATATTATCTCTATTTAAATCATGATCTTCATTCCATTTTTCTTTTCTTCTTTGGATTAAATAATCAGCACTATAAAACATCTTCTAATTTGAAAGGTTTACCATCAGTATTTCCTAAATCAAGTTCTTGCTTATCCTTCCATTTTCCTGGTCTTTTATTTTTTAACCACCATTGGGCTGCGGATTGGTCAGATAACTTAGTCTTATGAATTTTGACAACAACAGGTTCAGTAACTTCTGTTAGCTTTTTTCCATTGTCATCATAATGAACTACTTTTCTTTGAAGTATTTGTTCTTCTTCATAATCAAATCCCATCGCATTAGCTAATACTTTATTTTCTATTTCTGCATCTATTAAGTCTCCATCTTTAAATAGTGCATTCTTTAATTCTTCGTGCTGATTTTGAAAATTATATAGTGTAGATCTTTTTATTGATAATTTATCGGCTATTTCTTGATTACTCATGCCATCGCGTTTCCACATTTTTATAAGTTCAATATAAGGCAGTACTTTTATTTCATAATAACCTTTTCTACCCATTGTTATTGTCTTTCCATTTTTTATATCTTGCAATGACATAAACAGAATAAATAGATAACACTATAATACTTCCT